CAAAATCTTTTTTAACTCGATCTAATTCCCATGGTGGATTAACTTTAGTTTGATTATAACCAACAACATCGTTCCAAGCCTCTTGCAATGTCCAATGACCTTCGAAGTGTCGAGTTAAACTCCACCCAATCGCTCGACCCATAGCTTCAAATCTAGTTTCACCTGCGTCTGCGCCTTCGTACACTTGCTCTTTGTACATGTCTTCCATTGGTACTTTGTTGTCACCTAAAGTTTTTTCGTTAACTTGTATCCCTGGCATGATTGCCATGTTATTAACGCTGTCGATTAATTCTTCCAGCTCATATTCAATCGCTGAGTGATTAGCTATGCGTACTTGATTAGCAACATTATTTTTTTGATGTATGCTTCCAGGGAGGCGAATAGGTTGGTGGGCCGATCCAAAACTAGGATCCGCTGCAATCTTTTGAGCTGCTAATTTTTGAGCCGAGGTGATACGAGTGATGTCAGTTCCCATGGCAGGTTCTGTTAGTTTCCAATACAAATGTCGCTTGTAAACATTTTCAGCAGTCTTACCGCCAGAATATATTTCTAAACTTGGTTGACCGAGTTGGGCAATGATATAATTTTTTGAAGCTTCAATATCACCGCTATCGATATCAACCACAAAACATGGGTAGTTAATAATGTCACTAGCTTTTGCTTGATCTCTTGCAGCTACCGTTCCAGGGATAACATACACCCCCATTTTAAAATTACGTCCACGCTCAACTAAGGGTTTGAGGTGTTGGTGCATGTCATCTAAATTACTAGTTGGGATCCAATGTAATTGTTGATAGTGGCTCGTGCCGTCTACGCCCTTCTCCATAAACATACGAATAGGAATAAAGCCGTCACAATAACCATACAAAGTTTGTAGATACAACTTGATAGCGTCCGTATCTATGCGTGTTGGTTGACTGTAATCCGTGCGGAAATTATTCATTACCATCCGTATTCATCTTCGGGGTTCAAGGGCATTAAATTTTAGTTTCCTTTTTCTGTTTCTCTTGGGATTGGCATAGTTGCAAGGGTAATGTTCCCGGCAATAAATTCGTTAAAAGCTGCGTCTTTGTTGCCTTCAAAAATTTTCTCATGTTTATCAAAAATATCTAAAATTTGTTTTACTATTCCTGAATGAAAGTTACCCAAGATCTGTAATTCATCACGCAATAGTTCAGCGTCATTAGTACACTTCTCGACATGTTTATCGATCAACGGCTGTACATGTTTATTCATAGCTGCGAATACTTTCTCTAAAGTTTTTTCAGCTGCATCCATTTTTCTCATAGTGGTTCCTCCAAATAATAATCAGTTAATAAATGGTCAGCGACATGACCAACAATAGTCATAGCGGTGCCGTCAGTTCTTCTTAGTTCTCTATCTGCAATCTCTCTTAACCCTGCGGTTGGATCTTGAAATTTTTGTATCATCTCAGTTAAATAAGATGAAAAGACTGCAACATAGGAACCTTTGTTATTGATATCTTCCTGGTATTTATGAAAGATTTTAACCGACATTAATCTGCCATCAGGCATAGGTCGGTATTGTGCATTAATATAATATTTACCTGTCTCATGTAGGCATTTGACAGTTACACCATGTCTACGCCAAGGTTCTTGAAGTGTTGTTTGCATTAGTTTTCTTTCTTTAGTTGTTAAATTGCTCGTTCACCCCAACAAGTTTTACGATAGTCACACCACTTACATTGAAAATATGATGGATCATTAAAACTTCTGGGTAATAGTTCGCCACGTTCGGTAGCGGTAATAATTTCAAAGGCTCGATCAGAATATTGTTGGGCAACTTCAGCGTCATAACCCACAAACTCATGCCAAACTTCAGCCGTATCTTTATTGACTGAAGTAAACCAACATAGATTGTCAGTTAATTTCATGAATGCCATGTAGAGCTGGACTTGTACATAGTAACCATAGTGACTTTGCTTCACGCCTTTTTTCTTATACTCATTGAACTTAGAATTTTTCATTGACTTGGCTTCCCATAAACATGGAAACCCTCTGACATATTCTTCTATGGTGTCTCGATCTTGCACCCAATCCTCAATGCCTTTGATAATGCCATCACAGTGGCCAGATACTTTGCCTTCCTTGCCAACATTAAGAGTGAACTCCCACTGCTTACCCGTTTTTGGATTAACATCTTGTAAAATAATGCCACCAGTACGCATCCAATCCACCATAAGTTCCTCTGACTTGTGACCAAAATCAAAAATTCTTAAAGTCTTACCTTGAAAATCAAAATCTTTCTCTTGACCCATGTAGCCGTATTGCACTTCACGTTGACAGTCACGACCGATAGCTGATGGCCCAAGGTATTTTCGTCTAGCTTGTTTTTTATTCTTAGCTTCGATACCTGTGTCTAGGGCTAATGCAACTTTCTTATTAAAAAGTTCACCAGGGGTTGGACTGAAATTAGTGTTAAAGTTCACTTATAAAATCCTTGAAACCAACGACTAATTTTGCGTAATACGATTGATTGATTTTCAATGTAATATTGCATACGTCTATAAGTGGTGTAACGTGCCTTAGTTTCCTCGACAATCTGTCGTCTCAACAATGCATTCTCTTGTTTTAATGTGTTGTATTCTTCTAAAGTTATTTCGATCATTTTGTTTCCTTCCGTCATGGTTAATTAATTCCTTGTAATAATTTCACTATCTCGTTGAGATAAAATTGTGCTTTCTGATAATCCTCAATGGGTTTGCCTTTGTGAGGCGCTCTCCAAGTGTATTTTTGTACTTGCCCACGGCAATAGGCTAGGTAGCCTTCAATACCCAACATAGATTTGATTGAATCCTTGCATTCTATTTCGCCTTGCTTGTAATGCGGTGGGTGGTTTACCATATCATCGGTCATAATAATCTCTCTTTACTTGTAATAATGTTTGTAATGCTTCTTCGCTGTGAATTGGTTTGTTGGCTTTATGTTTTTCAAAAGGACATTTAACCAAACCACAAGGGAATGATACTTTGCGTGGCATAGCTTCGGTCCCATAACAATTGATTGAACATAGACCGCATTCACCCACGACTTGTTTGTCTTTAACCATTTTTTTAACCAATGAGTCTGACCGATAAAGTTTATCATCTAATGCAGCTTCCAATATAGGTGCCAACGCTTGGTCTTTGTTGCGTTTGACAATGGTATGAATAATCATTTGAAATGTAATTAGAGTTTCTTTGAACCTTGCGTCTAATAGGTTCAGCTTCTCTTCGAGTACCTTGCGTTTTACTTTCCATGGTACATGTACACCCCTTGCTCTTTTTTTCTCGGTCATGCAACTCTACGTCCCTCTATTAAAGCGATGTCTCGAATGAGAGAGCCGTAAAACTTCCACTTGATCAAAGCGGTTGCTCGATACTTAGTCATGGAATAATCATGTTTGAATTTGTTGTTCAGCATTTTTTGCTGTTTGTCAGTAGGTCGTTGTTGTAACCACGTTCGACTTTTTTTAGCAGAGTCACCTTGCTCATGCTTACACATAAAATCATTAGCGACCGCTAGTGCGTGTAATCTTTCACCAACAAATAATTTGTATGCTTGACGACCTTCAACTCTACCAATGGCGCACCAAGTGGTAGGATTTAGTTGTAACATCATAGCGAAACAATCAAACCCGGTAGCCATAAAGGTGTCTCCCTGGCCGAATAAATCTACCCATAAAAATGGTGATTGTTTTAATAGATCAACTTCACGCATTTTAAAATCAATGACAATTTCTTTACCCATTGATTGAATGCGTTTATTTTGAAAGCTGTACTCACAAAATGGACACTCTAAAGAAGCAAGAGGAACTTCTGCCAAACATTCTGGACAAGTTTTGTGGGGGGAGGTTCCAGAAGGTTTTTTATCCGTCTCTAGTAAGTTTACCTCTTGCTCTAATGTGCCGTGAAGGGAGGAGCTAATACCAAAATCCAACACGATACAATCTCGTTTATCGACACCAGGGAATTTATCTGGATCAACAATTCTTAGACCTCGACCGATCATCTGAATCATTGTTGATTTGTATGATGAAGGTCTAAGAAGGATAACGCAGCTTGTAGGCTGACTGTCAAAACCTTCAGTTAAAACCATAACGCTAATTAAAACTTGGGTATTACCATAGTCGTAATTTTCGTAGATCTCTTTTCTTTCAGCTTCTGGTGTCTCACCTGTAATTAACTCTGCATTAATGTTACTACTCATGAATTCATCTAACACGCTTATGCCGTGGGCCACTGTCGAACAAAAGATAATGGTCTTACGATCACCAGCTTTGTCCATCCAATGTTTTACCACTGACTTGTTGTGTGCTTGTTTATTCATGATGTCCTCAACGTCTTGCATGTTGAAGTCGTTCATAGTTTGTCGAACTTCTTTTAACTTATCGTTACAACCTAAATCGATTTGATAAGTTACTGGTGGTACTAATAAACCACTCATAATTAATTCACCGATATGTACTTGATCAGCACAATTGTTCCAAATCTTACCTAAAGTTTTACCGTCACCTCGATTAGGTGTAGCGGTAACTCCAAAGATTTTTAAATTGGGGTTTAAAGATTTAGCGTGATCTAAAATTTTTAAATAACTATCACTAGCTGCATGGTGGGCTTCATCAATAACACATAAGTCTATTGGTGGTAGGTTCCATAAGTTTTTTTCACGGCTCATAGTCTGTGCCATGGTGAAAATTGTTTTACCGCTATAGTCTTTGTTGTCACCATTGACAATGCTAGTAGCGATACTTGGATTTAATCTACTAAATGTTCCTAGATTTTGGTTCGTGAGTTCATCACGATGTTGAATAACTAAAGTTTTATTAGATTTTATCTTGCCGATAATATCTGAAGTGACAACAGTTTTGCCATAGCCTGTCGCTGCTACCAAAAGGGTATTACCTTTTGTATTAAGTGCTTCAATGCACTTGGTTACTGATTCTTCTTGGCGAGGTCTAAGAATCATTCGTATCCTCTGGCTCAAAAAAAATTTCTATTTCATCGTCTTGGTCTACATTGACTTGTACATTTTCTATTTGTACTCCAGCGTCTTGTAAAAATTCTAGTATAGAATTCTTTGACCTAGCTTTAATTCTTTTAGCTTTTTCTTTTTCAAAACTTATAACTTTTGACATTATTACCCCTAACGGGCGTAGGTAGGAAGGTGGGTAATGAACGAACCCTTGTAACGACCTACGCCCTTAATTTTTTATGTGTAGCTTTCTCGTTGCCAAGAAGGTTGCGCCCATTCGCCTTCCGCTGGTGCGGTAGGTGATGTCATTGCTTGATCTAGTTTACCTAAATCAGAAGCATTAAATTCAGCAGCTTCATCTTTTGGTATAAAAGTTTTCAAGTTGGGTTGTCTACTAGCCATGATGGTCTGATATTGAGGGTCGTTAGGAAGTATAATCTTCTTAACTGAGTTCTTATCATCAGGGTAATCTGGGTTTGTGCTTTTCTCTAACTTGAGAATTGCAGCAAACTCTAAACCAGTCATTGCCATAAAACCGTCATCGCCAAGGTTAAACACAGCATTGTTTGAACCATCGTTCATGACGTTATTTGCAGAAGATAATACATCACCAATAAAAGTCTCACTCATTTTTAAATGCATGAGAATTTTTTTGTACTTGGCAGCGTAATTATTTGCTGGGCTACCTGATGTACCGTTTCTTATTGCGTCTTGGATTTTTGGATAATGCGTAGCTTGAGTTGCATCATCGATTGTATTAAACATTTCCAAGGTTGGTTTGTCTGCAAGATCGCTTTGGATAGGGTGATAGGAATTCATCAACTGTGCATTGCCATGACTTAATACAGTCATAGTAAAAGGCACTTGCCATGTTCCAGCTCCACTTAGATAAGCCTGATCTTGAGTTTTTACACCATTCTCAACTTGTTTTTGAAGGTGCTTGTGATTGATCGCAATGCCTAAAACCACGGGAGTTCCGTCTGGTAGGGCTTTACGTTCGTTTGTTTCCATGACTATGTTGTTCTCTTTTAAGAACTGATTCTTAGATTCAGCATGAGCCGTCATAGTGGCTTTACTAAAATCTGTATTAAAGGTATTATTCATAAGTTGTCTCCTTTGGTTTTGGAACAATAGGGGTAGAGATTGGTTTGGTTGTGCTTACTTTATTCTCTACTCCGCTACTTCCTTGCATTTTTTTGAACAAGTTTCCCCATAAAGGCTGTTCAATTCCCTCCAAGCGTCCGCTTCTATCTTTAGCAGGATACCCTCCAGGGTTGGGGCTAGTACAAACAAAAACTCTTTCGGGCTTTGTTGTGTCGTCTTTTTGTTTCACTGGAATTACCGCAAGTGTAATTACTTCGTCTACAATTCCAGGAAGTTCATTCTTAATTCGTCTACCTTCAGCTTCAATGACATAAGACTTACGACCTAAATCGTCTTCCTCAGTATTGAGTTTGCATGAAAATATAACTGTTTTCTCATGATTGTGTTGCCAATGGCGTAACGCACTTAATACATCTGTTGCCATGTTTCCATAAACCCTCATCATATTATTTGATGTTTCTAAGGCTTTATGGTGGGCAAAGGCTCTCTTAGTTAGATCCGAGATACTGTCGATAAAGAACACGTCAGCGTCTTGAAACATTTTTTTCTCAGCCTCAACATTGTAACCAGCTTGACTTCTTCTGCTCATTACACTGTCGTGGTGATTTTGTGACATTGGGCTACTTGGATGTGCCGACTTATCTGGCCCACATGCTAAAACAGTTATATCTAGAAAGTCTTGAAACTCACCAATCTTAATTGTTTGAACATGATCACCAGCTTTAGTGCGTAACCATTGGTTGACAGTCATTAATCCACTTTCAATATCAAGTACAATAGTCTTCATATGTTTAGGGATAGTTTGAATAGTGTAAGTCTTGCCTACACCATACTGACCTGTTAATAAGATCTTAGGCCCTTGGCTTTCCAAGTGTGTAGCCCTTTGATCTGGGGTTATTATAGAATATCCGTTCATTTGAGATCCTTTACAGTTAATTTATATGAGGGGGTTTTTTCAGTGATAGTTCTATGAGGCTCTAGAAATCCTCTAACGGCTTTAGCTAATGGTTCGTCACTTGCTTTAAGTTTAGTCCAATTAGTCTCAGATACTTCTATCTTTACAGTCACTCCACACTTATTTAATTGTTGAAGAAACTCCATAGCCTTATCATCTATATTACTAACGACCTTTAACATTGCCTTAGAATCCCACTTAATAGCTGTTGGGCTAGAAGCGGACACAGATACTTGTGGATTCTTAGAATCATTCCAAGATACTTGGCCGATAGTATTCTTTACCTTCCTAGCTTCTTCCGCATGGCTGCTAAATAGGGTAGATAACACATCTTGAAATTGCAACGTCCGCAACTTTGTGTAATCTGCCGAACTTTTAATTTGTGACTGGATCTCAAGTAGATCGTCAGTATCTAAATTAACAGCACCATTGGGGTTTTGTGAGAGATCATCTAGTATTTCTAATGTTAAATTAGACTTTTCGTGAGCATTTTGCATTTTTTTACACCTTCCTAATGTAGGCAGACTACTAGAAACTGGAAGGTATGCTCGGATTAGAAACTAAATAATCTGCCTTAAAATTTGTTGATTCGAAGCATACTCGAACCGTATGTAGACTTTTTACAGTAAAAATATAAATGCTTCAAGTATTAATTTTATCAATTCAAATAAATATTAATGCACATGCTATGTAAAAAAAACTTGACAATAATTTACAATTGTCTGTAATGTGAAAAAATTATAAAAAAAAATATTTTTATGTTGCGAAAAAATTTAACTAATATTATAGAAAAAGCTAAAGTGAGCAAACCTACAGATATATCTACAGAGTCAAACGCAGGTATAGGATCATATTTTGACAAAGAGGGTAAGTATGTACAGCGTAGACCCGAAGATAATTTCTATTTTATTATTGACAGAATTCAGACTAAGCACGGTTTAAAGTTAAACGATGTTGCTACTAAAACAGGCGTTAGTGTTAAGACTTTATACAATATCCAAAAAGAATATAGAGAACCTGGTGAAGGTCACACTACTACTATTGGTGTGATTAATAAGGTATTTGCTGCTTACCCTAAATTTAAAAAAGAGTGGGAAGAATTTAAGGCAATTATGCCAATTGATAAAAAAGAGGATGTGGTTACAAATCTTACTTTTGATAAAGATATGTATGCAACCATTCCAGTGTTGGGTAATTGGTATTCACAATTTGATGACTGTTCTATTTCTTCATTAGAACCGCAGCAAACGCCACAAATGCTATTTCCTAAATTCGTTTTAGGGGTAGGTGGTTATCAAGACGGACAGTCTTTAAAGGGTTGGTATGCTTTAAACTCACAATCTCCCACTTATAGTGGTGTTAGTATTATGGCTGAAATTGGTGATGTTATTCCTGGCACTAAAATATACAGAGCTTCATTGAATAATTGGTCAATCATTAAATTTAAAGATCAAAAAAGATATTTTAAAGGTTTAATTTATGCGTGTTTAGTACCTTCTAAAAGTGGTTTTGTTAATTTACATTTATCATATAGTAACTATGAAGCTGAAGGTAAATCACCAACTAAAGTTATTAACGATATACCAATGTCAGATATTGAATACACAATTCCTTTTGTCTTAACAGTAAGTCAAGTCACAGTCGGCTTATGGCAAAGCAGAATCCAAAACCAAAAAATAAACAACAATGACGAAAAGATTAAAGAATAAAAAAGAGATTGCTACATATTTAGGATTAAGTTATCCCAATTTTTTGGCCAAAGAACACCGTTTACAGGCTGTTGGCTTCCCTAAATTAGAGCTGGTTGTTAACCGTTACGACATAAAAAAAGTCGATGCTTGGCTAGACAATGACACAATTCAGCGGGATAGTGGCTTAAAAAAACATTATGAAAGTAAACTATCCCTACTTAAAAATAATCACTAGACGATCTCGTTCTAAAAAATCTAAAAAAATAATTAAAAAATACTATTACTATTTTCGTAATAAAAAATTACATAAAATAAATGTATCACCAGACCATCCACAATTTCATAAAATGTATACCGCAATTGATAGCAGCTTCGATGGTGCTACAACTCATGGTACTATTGAGTGGGCTTGTGATTGGTATCTAAAATCAAAACATCATAAGTCTCTTAGTGATTTTTCACAACGAGATGATAAAAAATTTTGTAAGGCTTTAAAGGAAGTGATAGGTGATTATAAATTAAATTTAATTACCGCTATAGATGTTAGAGATTTTAAAGATGACTATGCTGAAGTTAAATCTAACGATGCAGCTAATAAGATTTTAAGTTTTATGCGTAAACTTTTTAATCAAGCTGAACTAAGAGAGTTGCAACCAATTAATCCGTTTGCGAAATACGGCAAGTTAGCAACACTACCTAGGGATCAAAGGTGGGAAGATGATGAAATAGCTTTAGTGCATAAACATAAGGATGACTTGCATCCAAATAACTATTTAGTTTTTTTAATGGGATTGTATACGCTCCAAAGAATTGGAGACATTTTAGACCTAGATCGAGATCAATATGATGGTAAGAAAATATCTTTACAACAAGCAAAGACCTTGAAGAAATCAAGGAAATTGGTGGGTTTTCCAGTACATAAAGATTTAAAAATTGTACTTGATAAAAGTTTACAAGGACACAATCATCATAAACTGTTACAACAAAATTCGTACTGGAGTTTTAGAAAAGATTTTGATAACTTCAGACGCAAACATAATTTGTCGCAAAAAAGATTTCATGATTTACGCAGAACAGGAATGGTTAAAATGGCTGAGTTGGGAGTAAATGATATTATGATCTCGGCTGTATCTGGTCATAGTCTTGAGTCTACTAAAAGAATACTTGAAACTTACTTGCCGAGAAATTATAAAATGGCAAAGAAAGCAATGGATACTTGGGAAAGTGGAAACCCTTAACGCAAAAGTGGAAACCCCTAATTAATTTTTCGCAGTTTTCTAGTACGGCTCGATAGCTCAGTTGGTAGAGCAAAGGACTGAAAATCCTCTGGTTTATGCCCTAAGTCATTGATTTTATTGGTTGGGGTTTCCAGTTAGAAGTAAAAAAAACTCTATATAAATCAAGAAAAATAAAATTAATTGGAAACCTTTTTTCCGTATAGTTTTGTCCAAGACCAACTATTAATCTTACCTGCGTACTTATTAATTATTTTTAATATTGTTCTCATCTATTTATCTGAGTAGTGGGTTACTTTGCTCTTCTTTAATCTCATTTAATTTGGCTTCCATGTAGGCTATGGCAGCTTCGTTGATTTTAATAAGTGCTTTCATTGCTTGTAAATCTGTTTGTAAGACTTCAAGTTCTTCGCTTAAACCATCTTTTGATTCTGCAATGCGATCATGAATTTCTGTAAGATCAATTGATTGAACTTTCTTTTTTTCAATGACATCTAGTCTTTGGTTAAATGTACCCCAGGTATAAAAGCCACCTCCGATTGCTGAAACCAATGCTATAAGCATTCCCACTGTTTGTAGTTTAGATATTATTTGCATTTTTTAACTCCATTAATTTTTTATATGCGTCTTCTGTTTTAATTTTAAGTTTTTCTTTTTTTATTTCATGAGCGGTTACAGGATCATCAACTGACAAAGAAACTTGTTGCTGATATATCTCATAATCATAACCGACTAAATCTATTTGCTTAAAGAAATCCATGTTACCGTCAGGGAAGTCTAATTGGTTCTCAAAGAAACTTTCATTAATTGCATTGTAACTAGCAAGACTTACTTCTTGTTGAATAATATCTCGGCTTAAAATTTCACTGACTACTGACAATGTTACTTCAACTTTTTGTCGTACATTAGTTATCTTATCGGCAATGGCTTTTTCAATTTGCACAACTTTAGTATCTTCTAGCTCAACTACTTCTTCTTCGACTGATTCGTCAGCGACTTCTGGCTGTTCGACTGGCTCTTCAACGTCTGCTGTCTCTTGCGGTTGCTCTGCGATAGGCTCCTCTGTAATGGGTGATTCATTCTCAATGGCATTTTCTTCAACTACCTCTTCGTTGATAACTTCTTCTTGGTAGGTTTCTTGGATTGGCGTTTCTTCTTGATAGGTTTCTTCATCGGTGCTTGTGGAAAGAATAGGTTCTTCAACCATTGCAATCTCTTCATTAGAATTTGTTTCAACATAATTATCCTCACTATAGTTGGTTGGTTCATCGATTGGTCCTGTTGAGACATCATCTTGATTATTAAGTGTAGGCTCATAGGTTTCAATAAATTCTTCTTGATTAAACTCTTCTTCTTGATATGGATCGGTGTCATTATTTAAAGTTATTAAAGACAACTCATTTTCATTGTCTAGTGACACACTAGTTTCAAACTCTATTTCAAGTTCAAGATTTTCTTCAACTGTAATATTGTTTGGTTCAAAGTTAATTTCTTCAGCATCGAAGTACTCAACGTCAAAATAATCGTCAGATATAAGTACAGTTGCTTCATCATAATTAAAATTATCTTCTTCATATGTGTAAAGATCTTCTTCATACTCATATTCAAAATAAGTAATGTCAGTATTAGGAATATTAAAAATTTCTGTTTCTTCGTTGGGGTCATAAATATCTATCCATTCCTCTACATCTATGCTTTCAATCAATTCTCCCGCTGCTACAATTTCATCGTTACCGGGACATGCGTTAGGTATCTTTTCATAACAGTAAACTGTATCTACAGAGACCGTGTTTGTGTAAGTATTGTAACTTACATTTAGAGAAGGCGATTTCAAATCAACGCCAGCATGACCTCCGTTGTAATTAATTTTAGTATCATCTAAAATATCAAAATCAAACCGAGCGGTTAGAGTTCCATGTTGAATATCTGCACTAGGGTTTACAATCAAAGTATTTTGATAAGGATAAAACTGATAGTTATGATTAGTAGTATCTTCTAGAAGTAAAATTTGTGTTGTACTATCACCATTAGATGTTGTTGCAATTTGTGTCATGGTAAAAGTTGATGGCACTGAGTTCCACCATCGAGCTTGAACACCAAACACACTAGTAAAACCACCTTGAAGTTCTTGTAAAGTAAAGTAATCTTGTGAGCTAAGTGTAGTTTGTGCATACGTTCCATCTTTACCTGTCAGATAAAGAGACTCATTACTTAAATCACTTGAGTCTGGAAACATAGTTCCAACCCAAGATCCATCAATCCAATTTTCACTAATAAGATTAGAAGTAGTTACAGATGTACCATGCGCGTGATAAGTAGTTGTCGTGGTGTCCCCTATAGATGGCCAGTCTTCTTGTATCTCAACTAAATCGGCTAAACTATTGGTTACCCAACTTAACAACACCACCAGAGTGGCTAATGACGTTAGTAGTTTCATCTTTATTTTCCTCTTGCTCAATTTTTTTATCAACTGAATCTATGTAACGAAGGTCTTTAGTATAAGTCTCATAGTCAGGTCGTAACTTAGGATACTTTTGATAATGCTCTTCGGCCTGACTTCCAATCAAACCCATGTAAGGACAGTGAGTTGAGGCATGAGCCATAGAAAGAAAAATTCTTTCATCAGTACATAGCAACGCCAAACTTGCAACTTTCATACCCATTAAGTGTAAAGTTTTAGCAAGTAAAACTAACTCACACGTTAAATCTCTTTGATGACTTGCAACTGAAACACCAAGACCAAATTTTTGAATACCACCAGACACTGATGATGTACAAACCATTTGATTCATGTTGCCGATTGCCGCTGCATTAGCACTAGGCACGACTCTTGTGTCGCCTGTAAAACTGTTATTAGTACTATTAGTGGTGTTAGTAGTAGTGGTGTTAGAAGATGAACCAGATTGATAATTAGTTGTACTATCTGTTTCTGTATGCATTCCGCCTGTTATGGCAGTATTTGTTCCTGAACTATTTGTTTGTGTATTAGTTGTTGCTTCTGCACCAGTAACGTCTGCCATTGCTTGATCCATTAACCAACCAAAAACAAACAATACTAATGTGATAATAATTACCATTGTTAATATATTCTTTATCATCTTCTTGCTGCCCTTCGATATTTTTTTTGTTGTTTACAACACTCACCACGCTGATTTTTATTTACAGTATGGTTAGTGCAAGTTCGTGAGTGATCAGTCATTCGTTCTTGATTCTCTTTTAAAAAATCAACTAACTGAGTAAAAGTTTTTACTTTGCCTGTGGAGGGGTGAGAGTAATTAGACTTCTTCGCCATATCTACTTTCACAATAAAACTCAAAGCCTTGAAGCTGATCACCATATTCTATTAAAAGTGGTGCTAATAAAGTCACCTTGTTGTCTGCGATAAATTCGTGACAACTCCATGTGTCTTGAAAAGATCTTTGTAGGTACTCTCGACTGAATTGTTCACCTTCATAGAACGTCAGCATTATTGTGATTACAAAAAACATTATTTTTTAACCAACGAACCGCCAAAGTATAAGCCAATAATAGCTGACACTAAGTTAGTATCTAACGGAGTTATAACTAACCCTTTGAGTGGTACCCAATTCATTACGTCTTTGCCTTCAATAAATAAAAACCCTGGTCTAAATTCTGTAAAGCCCACAACGACTGGTGTGTCTGGTGCAATCAATGGTACGATTTTAGGTAGTACTACGATTGCAAATACAGAGACTAATGCAATAATTCTTCTGGTCCATTGGAACCCTTCATTCTCATATTCTCTTGCTTCCTTAAAAGCTGCTGTTTGTACTTCAGCTCTGGCCAATAACATTTTTTGTTCTGCTTGTTTGGCTTTAATATTTTGTGACCATATACTCATAACTCCACCTAACACGGTTGAGCCGAGCATGGTAATCATCTCGAACGGCATTTTGTTTTCTCCTAGTTATTTTTTGAAATTAATTTGCAAAGTTTAATAAAGTCTTTTTGCTTTAAGTCATTCTTTGCAACATTCACATCGGCACATACCAACTGAACATTTTTTTTTGTGTAACCCTTGTCGCTGTTAATGCGATCAATACTCATATTGGTATTGCATTTTTTTTTTAAACCAATAATCCGGGTCATAGGCCTATGTGATAAGGCACACAAACCTTTTTGTTTTTTTAATAATTTTAATAAGAACTCAACATCAACCGCTATCGGTATGTTACCGTGGCGATTAGATCTTTTACTGTGACTAATTTTTCTTCTTAAAAATGAAGCATCGCTTCTAGCATAACGCTCTTGCATTTGTTTTTGTTTGCAAATTTTACAAGCGTCAATGGTCGGAGTTTTCCTATGAGTATTATTAACATAAAATTCTTGTACTGCTTTTTCTTTTTTACAAATACGGCAAACGTGCCTTCTTTGATGAAGCATTCATAAACCAAACCGAGCGTCCAGTTTGTTTAAAATATCAGACCAAACATAGATTGGACTGTATCTGCAAATATTACTGACAACATTATAGCAAATCCAACAGCTAATTTATAGAGTTGGTTAACACTTTTCTTTAATTCCTGTACCTCAATTGAGAGGTTTTCCATTTGATTGTCGCGCATAATTAATACTTCCTGTGATAGTAGTGCAACCTTCTTATCTAATTCGATGATTGCTTCTCGATTTTGTTGTGATTGGGTAGCCATTTACTTCATATCCTTTATATATTTTAAATATTCTGGTCGTTGAGATTTTCTTAATTTCTTAACTGTGTTGATTGCCCTAGGATTTCTAAGGTTTCTAAACATTCTGCGGATGTAACCATTGTTAATAGGAATATCATCCTCTCGTGCTTCAGTTCGAATACGATTTAATTCTTCTCTAAACTTTTCAGGATCAGTTTTAGCATAACGTGTATATACATATGCCATGTCGGTATAAACTTTTTTGGTTTCACGATCTAAATTGTTATCATCAAACATTAATAGTTCATTTAAGTCAGACTCTAATGAGAACTTAGTAGGGCGACCACCAATCATATAGTTGAATACATCAAGTCTAGATACTTTATTACTAACTACTTGCCCTGATTTGTAACCACTAGTGTAAACAATATTAGATGGACTGGCTAAGTTCTTCATAACTGTTTCAGCATACAATTGTAAAGTACTCATATCGGTTGTTGCTAATACTGCCAAGTCTTGACCGCCTGCTAACATCTCAATACCTTTTAGTGGTTTACCAATACCACTTGTGATGTTAACTGTTTGATCACCAAAAGTAGCACCAGCTTCTTGTAGTTTACGAGCGTTAATTAAAGTAGATATAAACGGACCTTTAAATTGATCCATTAAGTTATCACCGATACTCAAACGATCATTGTAAGGAATAAATCTATTACCTAAACCAACCCTAGATGATATATCTTGGCCAACTAAAGTAGGTAAACCTTTAACAAAAAGATCACCCATCATACCAGTGGCTTCACCGTTAGCATGAGCATCTAAATTAGTACGCATTAAAAATTTAACTGGTGAATATTCATCACCGAATAAGGATCTGATTAACCAATCAAGTGCTTGTAAACCAGGTAAGCCTAATGCTCCCGCTAGTATATAAATGTGTAGTAATTGTTTTAACATTACCTTACGCATCTCTTTAATTCTAGCGACTGCTTCTTCGGCAGTCTCAATAGTGCCATCGTCTTTTTCTAAACGAGTTTTTGGATTAAATGGATTGAGTTCAGCATCTTTCCATATACCTAAAGTAAATGCAGTTTGTTTGAATAAGAAGTTTTTAAATTGAGTTCCAACTTTTAAACCTTTTATTCTTAAAATTTTTGATGTATCAGATTTGTCATAGAAGAACTGTGTATCGTTCCACGCTTTTTGGCCATCAAATCTAGCTTGTTTTTCTGTCTTGCCGTTGTTGGTAGCTCTAGTATGTCCTGCCGTATAAGCCATCATACGGTTAAAGACTTCTGCTTTTTGAAATAAGAACATAGAGTACTTAGCAATAGTGCCACGATCTAAATTCATTTCAGTACCATCAGTAAATAGACCTTGGTCTACATCTACACCACCTTCATCAAATCTTTGATCCCACATAGTAGTAAACTCAGTGTCAGTACCAGTCATTTTACCACGAGTATAACGTGAAAGAATTCCATACGATTGTACTATTTCGCTGTAACTATAAAGTGCTGAAGTATTAATAACAGTTTGCGATAAGTTAACAATCGGTGATAGTAAGTTCATAAACATACCTAATTTAGTATGTGCTGAGATACCTAAAATTGCTTGTATAGTAGGATCAAAAACTTTAGTTGATCCATCTTCGGATACTATACCTGCGTCTGAAGAGGCTTTTACTCTGCCGTAGACCATCATTCCTAACGGTACACCTATAATTAAACCAATAACAGGAGCGCCAAAAATACCTACGACACCTGCAGCTCCTAATCCTGTCATACCAGAATAAAGTGTTGCTCGATCTAAGCCTTTAACTTTACCTTTAGTTAAGGTGTCAATACTATTATCAACTGTATTAAAAAATGAATCAAATACACTATCAAATGTATTTTCGAAACCGCCTTCAACATTACTAATGTCATTGATAAAGTTTCTAAATTCGTCTTTCATTAAGTTATCAACTGATGAATACTTTCCATCGTCTAATGCTTGTTGTATTTCATTAGCGTCATATTTCATTTCATCTAATATTAAGAAACGCATGACGTTTTGAATATGTGAACCTAATATCTTTTGAGTGTCAGTTGAGTAACCTTCAGCACCTAATCGTTCTTTTTCAAATGAAGCGGTAACTCTTCTATCACCCATTTTAACATTTAAGTCTCTATTAATTTGAGCTAATGATTGTCTACCTGTTCTAACATCTTCTAATTGATCCGCAGTTAAAGATACTGCTAACTTTTCAATTGTTTTATCATTAAGTATAGTTGCACTGACAGCACTGTCAGCCCAAGTTGTTCCTCTATTTACAACAACAATTTTATCGTCTTTATACTTAGGGTTAGCTTCAATAAAATTTTCCGCTGCTTGTCTTGCTTGAGCGTCTGTATCAAAATAACCTTGCTCACTAAATATGTTTTTAACTTTACCGTCCGCGCTAACAATTCTAACACTATGACTACCAAACCATATATGAGGCAGATAACCATCATTAGTTTTAATATCAAACTCAGGTTTTATTCTAGAGTTCTCAATATCAATCATTACAATTTGACGATTTAATTCTAATTGATATGGGTTACTATTTTTGTAACCTCTCTTATAACCAATCTCTTTTTCAATTTCTCTAATACGATCGTTTAGTCTATTAATATTTTCTTCTCTAAGTTTAGCTTTCTCAGCGTTTCTTAATTTAGGAGTACGATAAACTCTTTTAAGTTCATTATATATTTCTTCACGTTCCTTTAAAGATTCAATAATATCAATCTCGGCTCTTTCTGCTTCAAAATCAGCTTTAGCTTTAGCTATAGCTATTTCTTGAGCTGCTTTCACTGCATCACTTTCCATGATTAATTTTTCTAATTGTTTGCCGTTTGGGTTATTAACTTCTGGAAAATCTTTTTTAGTAAACTTCATTGACCAACCGTCAGGAAGTGCTACTACATAACCTAATATATTTTTAGTCTTAGGATCTTTAATACGTTCAACAATTTCAACTTTACCTGCATCTTTAAACTTAGGTGTTTCAAGACTATCAAATGTTTTTTTTACGTCAGCTAATAAGTCGTTTAATCTTTTAGTAGCTTTAGGTCTGATGTTGTCGTTGTGTTCGTTAATTAATGTACCAAGTTCATCAAGGGTGTTACGAGTTTCATTGTAACCATCAATACCTTCTTTAGTTAACTTGATTGTTTTATCACCAATAACAATACCTTCTTGTAATTCTGCTAATGAGTACTTTTTACCTTGGCGATCACCTTCCACTATAACTGCGGATACATCTGCACGTTCAGCTTCAGGAACTTTACGCCAAACATCATTGTATCGCTTAAAGATACGACTCATTTTTGAGGTTACACTTTGTGTATTAAATTGAAATTTTTCTATAACTTTTCTAACTTGAGGATAGACATAAGTACCATCAGGATTACGCATACTCCAAAGTTTTAACGGGCTTTGTACCCACTTTAAAAAATTTACTTTCCATTTCTTAGGTGCTTTCTTATCTGAAGTACCATCACCGTCACCGCTATCACTTTCAACACCAGCTTCATCAGGCACAATTGGCTCTGCAAGTTCTGCAAGTTTTTCTTCTTCAGTCATCTCATCCACTATAACTTTAGCTTCTGCCTCAGTACGTTCAACGGACTTTTCAACTGCTTCAACAATTTCTGGGTCTTCTATAATTTTACTTATGGGTAAACCATCTTTTAACTCACCGTTAAAACCAATATTAGTGTCTATGGATCTGTCAATGACACCTTCAAAGCCTAAAGGTTGATTTCTATCTTCAACAACCCCCAACTCATTCATGACAAATCGTTCATCTAAATACTTTTGAATTCTTTTATCTGTAATATTAAACGGAGCTTTCTCATTTGGAACTCCATATCGGCTTGTTGCCTTTTGATCTTCAGCCGTATCAAAACGACCCCACGATGTAAAATTACTTCTTATACCAGGAGGTGGTTGTTTGTTAGGGTAATCGTGCGCCCACAATGGATTTTGTGATCTTGTCTCATACATTTTACTAATGCTGTCAACTGGAGTAATTGTGTTAAATAGGCGTTTCCAAAACTCTGCAACTTTTGCAAAAAATTTTTCTGATAAAGTTTTTGGTGGAATATTAGTTAATGCCCAACGTGAACTTTGTTCAGCAAACCATTCTGCAAAACTCCCATGATATACTTGATCCTTATTTGGTATGTTATAGTCACGTTTTTTACTTGGTCTCTCAACACCACCGCTAACAACAGTTCCACCATATTTAACTTCATAATTTTGAAAGTCAGTAATGTCTTTCATCAACGCATCATTATTAAAACTACCATCGCTGTTGCGATATATCTCAGCAGTATGTTGATTTCCAGCAAAAGCAGCTAACCTACTTAAAGGGTTACTTTTAGTAAACGTTAAGTTCTGATATGTTTTACCTATTTGTAAATATTTAAGATAATCAAGAAGAACTGCTCTTTTAGTTGCAGTATCAGAATTGTTAAACAATTCCCATTCCATAATATGACCAACTTCATGAGCCACTGTTGAAAGAATACTCATGTCGTCAACAGATCTATTTAAATCAGCTTCATTAAAAGTATCAAACATACGTTTAATTTGGTAACTTGTTGAGCTAGTGTCTAAATTAATAGTGTATGTTTTATTTATTTCAAAATCGGGACCAAATTCATGTTGTATATGTCCTGCAAATTTTTTCTGTGCGCGTCCAACTATATAAACATTACCACGGGTTAAACCTTGTTCAGATAATTCATTCTTAAATTTTGCCCGTCTTTTATCACTGCTTGGATTTGCGTAAACACTATGTTTTTTTGCAACTTTTTCTGTCAAATGTCCATTACCATCTCGGTCTTTATCGGTAGTAACAAATATATTAATGTTGCTCATATTTAATTTTGCTAACATCTGTTCCATATATTCTAATGCATAACTTGGAACTGTATCTGTACCGACAACTTTGCCATCTAATGTGTCCCCAAATGGACCAAACTTAGGTGTCGATTTAGTTGGAACTGCTGGCCCTTTAGTTTTCTTCTTAACAACTTTTTTTTCTTCTTGACCAAAAGTATTTGACCAAGAGCGTTTGTCATACTCTAACCTAGTGCCATCAGGTAAAAAGATATCTACAATTTCGTTACTGGCTTCATCAATTTGAGATTTTTGTTTAGCTCTTACCGCGGGCTTGTTTCGATCTGTGCCTTCTTCTACAAATTGTATCGGAATTGCATTAATACCTTCTTCAATATAACTGTTTAAGTTATTAAGGTTATCTTGAGTATCATTTATTATATAACGGCTTCCAGTTTTACCGGGCATTTTAGTAACTATAATTTGTGGAATATTTGCCCCACCAACATTTGATTGATTATCAAAATCTTGAAATGTAAATCTTGAATCAGAATTACTACCAGCTAATTGAAAAGCCCCTACACCAGATCGTAATTGCGCTCTAGTTGGATCAATAAATTTAGATTTTAAATTAAATGATTTAGCTAAATTTTCTGCTTGAGCTTTAGTAATAAACCCTACTTTACCGATAAACTTACCTTTAAGATCTTTTTTATCAATGGCTGCTCTAGTAGAATTTTGATCTGCTGAATTTTTATTAGCAGCTCTTGCACGTTGTACAGAAGGTCTGTTGTCTATCGTATAATAGCCATCATCAAGTATAGTTGTCGCTGTATCTGCTATATCTTTTGGATCTAGTTCTTCAACAGTTTCTTTTACCGCTTTAGTTTCAGCAGTTGGTTTATTATAGATGCCTCTTTTTTCAGCTTCTTTTTTAAGAGCAAAACCGTCACGCATTGCACTGTAATAAGTGTCTTGTCCTGCACCAAACTTATCACTTGTTTTTTTACGGTCTTTAATTCTTGTTCTTCTATCTGCAAGAAGTGCTAATAATTGTTCATTAGATAAATCTTTAGGTTTGATTTTAGTTTCTTTGCCGTCAATACCACTTAATTCAAAATTTTCATCTAAAGGATTTTTAGTATCATATTCAAATCCTAAAATTTGAGGCTCACCATCTAATTCAAAATCAACTTGACCTGTCTCTTGATCTCTTGAAATAACTCTTACTCTTTTTTTTCTACCTTGAAGATCATAGACATCTATATGTGAACCATCATCAATATCATCTTTAGTAGTCTTTGGTCGCCAGTCAGGACCATTGTCATCAAACGGAGTTAACTCAACTGTATCAAATCCAAACGGATCAAGTTCTTCATCTACGTCCATGTCGTAGTAATCGTCATCAGCTAATACAGTTTGAAAACCGCCAGTGGGTGTTGAGCCACCCATATTGTCAATGCCTTCAGCTATTTCTTTTTCTGCATCGATAGCAGCTTTGATTCTGCGTGTCTTTGCTTTAGCAAACGGATAAACAATTGCAGTTAAAGTACCGCCCGCAATACCACCTAAAATTCCTTCGTATTGATTTTCTGCCCAACCAATAGTTTTTTCTGGGTCTAAGAACATCTGCTCAATATAATCTTGTGCAATAGCTTGAGCGTATTCTTGGCCACCCTCAAGAAAGGCTCCAGACACCGCGCCTGTAAACACATCACCAGTAACTTGGGCTAATCTATTGTTGCCCATCTTTTTAGCAACACCTTCAATAATTGGATTCTTACCAATAATTTTACCAAGAATACTATATGACATAGCAGTCTTAGCTTTACCGCCCTTACTAAGTTTAGATAACTTACTTGCAACTAAACCTATTGGTGCTGCTTCTAATGTACCTAAACCAAAGGAAGCTCCTACAGCTTTTGAAAATTCAATATCATATTCATCATAACCTAAACTTCTAGCACGTTCAGCCATATCACCTGCTGCCATGCCACCACCTAAAGCAGCCATCATACCTATACCTGCTAATGGCCCACCAACGGCAGTACCTGCTACACCTGCACCAATGAAACCACCGAGATTACCAAACACATAACCAAGGTCATCAACCCAATCATCGTCTGTAAAATCTACTTCACCAAACCATTCACGATTAGCATCACGGACAGCTTGTCCAGCTTTCCATAAAGTACTGTCATTACCACTTGCAAATTCTTCAAAGAAATTTTTATAATTATCATCAGTTGCAGTTCCTGCCGCAACTGCTTCAGAAATACCTTGTAACGCTAGACCACCAGTATCGATCACACCGCTCATAAGACTTTGACTAAATCTACTTATAGCTCCACGATCATCAAAAGAATTTTCAGTAACTTGTGGCACCAATAAATTACGCATAGTTGGATCGCCAGAAACATATTGCGATACTTGAAATGCTTGAGCGTTAGGATTTAATTCTGAAAAATCCATTGACTGACCTTTTAATAAGGCAGGCTCATAATTAGCAAGTGGATTAGAGAGTAGATTAAGTTCAATATCTCTAGCGTCAGCATTCAGCCGTTGTTCTCTAGATGCAATTGGATTCTGCTCTTCTTCTAAGTTCTTAACCATTAATGATGTTCCTTGATTATTTAGTAGCCAACAAAATCTTCTAGTTTACCACCAGAAGCTACCCATGCTTTTTGATCTGCTGTTAAGTTACCTTGACCAACTTCAGATAAAAGATTGTTAACATTTACGTTTTGATTGTCAGTTTTATTTAAACTTTTTTGATAACTCTCTGAACGCATAATATCATACAATGTAGTTTGAGTGCCATTCAACGTCACTTTAACTTTTTTCTTTTGTGCATCTGTTTTTTCACCATGCATTGAAACTACCGATTGTATCTCTTGATTAACTTTAAATCCTTGTTCTTGGTTGTCACCATCCATAGTAATTTGAAAACCATTGTCTTCATCATATTCTGGCATACCAATTTTATTATCAACGATGTTAGCAAGGTAATTATCAGAATAAAAACTAGCATCAGGATCCATTTCTCGTAATGATATTGCAACTTGGTTCCAATCAGTCTCTGAATACTTAGTACCAGTGTCACCGTCAGTGAAATCTCTAGTATTCTGTTTTACAATGTTTTCATAGATCTCACTAGTTGTTTTAGCTTCATCAAGTTTAGCCGCTCTATTCTCTTTAGCAGTTTCTAATGCAGATAATTTTCTTGCATCAGCTTTATCAACTGTATCACCAACTGATTGCGCAACGGTTCCTAAGAAGTCATCACCTGCACCTTTTGAGTTAGCCATCATAGCTAATCCAAAATCCAAAAGATTCCGTGGAGCGGTACTGTCTTTGTCGGTAAATTTATCCCATTGTTTTTTAAAGAAACCTCTTTTATCTAATTCTTTAGGAAGTTTTCCACCTTTTCTTTGTTCGTCAGTTGGACCACTTTTATCAGTTTTTTTGTTATTAGATTTTCTTTGCTCATCAGTCATAGTTTTAACCGATTGAACTTTTTCTTTTGGTGCTTCGTATTTTGCCCCTGCATTAAAATTATCTTCAGAATAAATTTCATTCATTGCATCCTCAAACGCAGGGCTTCCAGGTAGTGGGTTAGAAGTTAAACCATAAGGATTAATTTGTTCTTTTGATTTAGCTTTTTCCATCATGGCATTATACCCACTATTGGCAGCGTCTTTTAATGGTTGAAGCTGTTCACTAATAGGTGCAAAACCTTGTTTAATATTAGGATCGCCTGGTGGAAGAAACTGAAAAAAAGGTACTCCATATTTTTCTTCAAATGCAGATTTCTCTTTATCATTATTAACTAGACTTTGAAAATATGTTACTTGATCTCTATTCATTAGTAACCTCCTCCTTGACCAAACATTCCACCTGCACCAAGTAGTGATGCAAAGGCTCCAATGTTGCCCGCTAAATTATTGTTGCCAGGACCATAAGTTGTTGACGTAGTTGGATACGCTGCTCCTGTTAATGCTCCTTGGCGAATTGCTAAGTTACGCAATGGATAATCTCTTTGTTGTAAGAAATCATTGTACTTATAGTCTTCACCTTGTTGAGCAAATTGTTGATTGGCTGCTCCAACAGATTGACCTGCAAGTAAAGCCTTCATCGCCTCTGCGTTTTGTGCGCCTTGCATTTGACCCATCATACCGTAGGCTTGATTACTTAAACCACGATTTTGTAATTGAGCCGCTTGATTGAGTTGGCCAGTCTTCATTAAGTTAGCAATGTTTTGTTGATCAGCACTCATCTGACTTGCACGGTCTTGATTAAATTGTTGTTGTGCATTTTGGAAACCTTGATTTAAAGTTCCAGATAAGAATTGATTGACTTGATTATTTGTATTTTGTTGTAATTGCGAATTTTCTAGTGCCGTTCTATTATTACCAAATGCACCTCGTGCAGCTTGTCGTCTTCTCAACTGTGCTTGTTGGTCAGAACCTTGCTGATTGATTGTTTGCAATCCTTGATTAATAACTTGTTGCTGATATGGATTCATATACTGAGCAGCTTGTTGTGCGCCAAACTGTTGTGACGTAATTGAATTAGGATCAGCAATAGTCATAGCACTAGAGCCAGCGTTATTTGCGATACCAGACATTGCTTTAGTATAGTTTTGACTACCTGGTGCTGTATAATTGCCATCGACATCATACATATTTTTTAAGTAGTCAGTACCTCGTGTTTGCAAATCATTTTGTTTTGCAAATCGTTGAGCTGGATCCGCATCATTGTATTGCTGATATGGCGAAGCTGCAATTGTATCCGCCATTGTAATATTTTTCTTTGTCGCATCTCTTAACCAATCAGGTATTTCTGTTGCCTGAACTTGAATTGGATTTTGACCTCCGCCACCCATGCACATAATTGTATCTCCTTATAATTTTGTGGTGTAAATTCCGCCTGCTCGTGTAAAGCCTGCTTTATTAAAAAATTTATCTTTTGCTTCAATATGTCTGCCGTCTAAGACTGACATAATTAAAGGTTGTTTGTGTTTGTTAGAAAACTTTTTTAGTTTTTTTAAAAGTTGTTGACCAACCCCTGTATGTTGTACAGAGGAGTCAACGTAAAAGAACGCATCAAATAATCCACCTTCATCTGAGAACCACATGTTATTCCAATAGCAACCGATAGTACCATTGAGAATGCCTTGTTTATCTTGACTCACCCAACACATTTTATTCGTAACATGTTGAGAGATATATTTAACGGCACGTTCTTGATTGATTGCTGGATAAGTTGTACTCGCTTCTGAGTGCATCTTTTCCAACATGATAAAGATATCAATCACATCTTCTTGAAGGGCTAGTCTAATCATTATTCGTAATTGTAAATTCCTCTATTGATAGTTCTTTTTAAAGGATCATTTAATAATTGTGCTAATTCTTCTTCTGATAGAAGTTCTAACGGTTTATTAAATTCAGCTAACGCTTTAGCTTTAAGTTCTGCTTGTTCATCAGAAGCATCTTGAGCAGCCCCTGCGGTCATTGAACCTGCAGTTGACGCTCCCGCATTGATTGCAGTTGATGCATTCATACCACCTGCTGTACTGTTAGCCACAGCATTGGCTGCTGTACTACTAGGGCCAAACATATTATATGCCGCATCGCCAACTGATATTGGAGGTGTAGCTGTACCAGAAAGAACTGGACCCGACACTCCAGGTCCAAGATTATTACCAAGCATTGGATCTGATGCAGGAATATTATTACCTGTAATAGGATTAACACCGCCTGTTGATCCACCACCCATAAAGGTTGAGCCAGACGCCATATTACCAGCACCTGTCAAACCACCTGAAATTACTGCTCCAGTTAAACTTGACTCATGGTCATTACCTACTACTCGGTTAGCGGTGTAGTTAACTGCCGCTGCTCCTAATGGATTAGCCATTAATGCAGGTGCCAAAGTAGGCATAAACATTGAAGCTGCAATTGGCAAGATAGTTCTTAGCATTTTGTTTTTTTTAATTTTGTTTCTAGCTTTTTTAAGTTTCTTTTTTAAGCCACTTAAAAAATATTCAGGGTTACCTGTAGTTGGATTAATTTTATTGTCTGCCATTCCCACAACAAATTCTAATGGGTTAATACCCGCACTTTCAAACGCATCTCTTACGGCTGTTAAGACTTCTTCAGTTTGTGCATCAAGTGGAATTATAATCTCTCCAGGAGTTAAGTGTCCTAAAACACTATCACCACCTCGACCTGTTTGTTCTGCAAAAGCCTGCATGTTTGGGTTCATGCCTGCTTGAGGGGCTTCTTGCCCCGGTTGTGGCATCATGGTTGGTGCCATGCTCATATTATCTATTGCCATTATTTTAGTACTCCTCGGTTTTTTAAATCTGCAATGAGTGTTGCCACTACATTTGCTAATTCGGTTAAAGTTGTAGTTGACACATTATAAGTTCTAGTGTCGGTTGAATTACTAGTAACGTAAGGTTCTTTATTCACTAAAGATAATTGTCTTACGATCTCTTCTAGTTTTGATGATACATCATTGGTATAACGAGTATCGTACTGTTCAGGTGCTGAACCTAAAAACATTCCTCTTTTTGCCATTACCTACGTCTTCCTGCAGGAGCAATATCAATTCTGTTTTTACCCATACGATAGTGTCCGCCCACAACATTACTTTGTAATTTAAATGACAAAGTTCTGGCACTGTTACGCATATCAATTTTTTCTGTTGATGGTGAAATGGCATAAGGACCAATAGTTTCAACTACTGAATTAGGTTTATCTTTTAAATCTACTGTTAATAAAATATCACCTGTTTGGTCTTCAAAATCAGGTACCCATCCAAATAGATCTGCAATCTGTTCACCGTCTGCAATATCAAGTGGTGCTGTTTGTAAAGTGCAATCCATTGCTGACCCATCATCATCTGTACCTAACTCGTGTTGGTAAATATAACTTGCACCATCTTCATTCGAAGCTAATGGGTAAGGCCAAGTAGGAGCGTCAATCCAAGCTGATCGATCCATTGTACCAACTGACCAAGTGCCTTCTTTCATATTATAAATAACATAACGATTGTTAAATGTAGAATTTGCCGTTGGATAAAACCACCATACTTCATCGTGTTTTGAATTGTGAGCTGCAAACACTTTTGATCTTTGATCAAAGTTAAAGTCATCAAAAACAAAACGCTCAATTGCACTAGAATTTAATTTTTTAGCATAACCATCATACATAAAGAAATTTTGTTTAGTCATCCAAAAAGACATACCACCAACTTCAACTGAGGCTTTAGGAGCAATCAATCCACAGTTAGTACCTACAATGTTAAAGTTAAAAACTAATGTGTCGGCTGTAAACTGCATTAAAAAAGCAGTTGTGTCAGACCATAATAAAATGTTTCCACCTCTTAATCTTTTACCACCTACCATAATCGTTCCACCTGATAGCAAATTTGAGCCAGCATCATTATCCGAAGCTGCGGTCCATTGTGTAAAGTCTTCTTGATCAGACCAAGATACTTTCATTGGATCTCCATCTGAACCAAAACAAACAAGATGTCTTTGTTCTGTAACAACAATACCTTGATTATTATCTGGTGTATTAACACTAACAATTTGTGAAGTGTCAGTTGATGCATCATAATAATATGGACGATCACCACTAGGACAAAATATTAAATCTTCACCCCAGTTATCCATGGTAAAAGTTTTTAATGCAAGTATAATGCCACTACCACTTGTACGAGGAGTACCATAAGTGCCTTGGTTCCAGGTACCTGTACCATAACCAAAAGAAGCAAACGCTGAAACATTACCAACAGCCATATAATAATAATAATTTAAGTTACCACTATGTGTTCCTGAAGCATTAGCATTAGTTGCTGAAGTTATAATATAATTGTTAGCATCAGTTACCGCAGTTACTTGAAAGTCACCATTTAAAACTACATTATTAAAAGTGACATTAGTTAATTTGATCCAATCGTTCTCACCTAAAGCGTGAGTAGTATGAGCAATACTAACTTGGTTTGATCCGCTAGTGGTAGTGATAGCATTGGTTAATGTGCCTGTGCCATTAATACGATAGGGCGTACGATCATTTAAATAACCATTTTTATAAATATAAAATCTTTCTGTAGTTACAGCACCAATTAAATCTGTTTGATCATTAGTTGACCATGCAGCTAATGCTCTCGGTGTACCTGTTAAAGTTTGTGTTGATAGCTTTGACCATCCACCAATCTTTTCAGGTTGCCCGTTTTTAAATCTAATTTTATCAGCATCAATAAATCTACCTTCAGATGCATATTCAGTTTCATCTTTAACTACTCCTGGAGCAAAAGCTAACGGCTGTAATGTCATTATGAAATCCTCTGTGCTATAAACATAAGCGACCAGAGGGATGTACTTGTATTTTCACCACCACCACTAGTATTACTACCTGTCTGACCGCTTGTAATTGCCCGCCATGTTCCTGTTTTAGTAGAAACAGTAGATGTATTCTCTAGACTAGTAGATCTGCTTACTCGGTTTTGTTCTGACGTAAATTGACCAGTGTAGTCAGCTATTATGTGATTACTTTGACCTGCTCCTGAACCAGTATAAGGTCCATTATTAAGTACAAGAGTGCTTGGAGTAAATGTAGTGCCTACACTTATTGATACTGGGTTAACACTGTATGTACTGCCGTCTGACCTTAGTTGAATTAAAAAAGGCATAATACTGCCTATGTCTGTATTTGCACTTGGTACTGCTTCTACTCCCGTTAAAGCTGAGCCGTCAATTGCAGGTAAAGTTCCCGTTAAATTAGCAGCGTTTAAGTTTGTAAGATTTTGACCATTACCGTTAATATTTCCTGTCGCTGTAACGTCCCCCGAAATAGAAACTCCTGTGCCTACTGTACTTAGCTTACCTGAATTTGAGTAACTTAAAGTCACTGATCCTCCATTGCTAAAACTTGCTAAAGTACCACCACTTGCTCCTTGCAATAAAATACTATCAGATTTTAATCTTAAACTATGACTTGTATTAGTTGCTTGAATGACGTTGTCTGTTCCACCTCCAGAAGTATCATGAAAAATTTCTAAATCGTCACCTGCACCAAATTTAATTTTTACATCATCAGCATTGTGACGTAGACCATCTAATTGACTTTGTATATCAGAAGTAACTCCATCTAATCTTTGAAATTCAGTATTTGAAACCGAGCCATCAGCAATTTTTGATGCGTCAATCGCTGCACTTGTATTTATATCAGCGTTAACAATTGATCCATCAACAATAGATGTAGTAATAGTTGGGTCAGATGAAAAATCAGTAGCAACCGAACCGCTAACAACTCCGCTTAAAGTAATTGTTTTATTAGCAGAGAAACTATTAGCAGGGCTAGTTGCTTCAACTATATTTGAGCCATCACCATAAACAATACTTTTTAATCCTTGCGTAATAACTACGCCTGTTCCTGAATTACTTTTAAAAGTTAAAGTATAAGAGCCACTAGTATTATTAAATATAATATATGGTTTAGTGTCATTTGATGCGGTCTTAACATCTATATTACCACTTAATGTGCCTTGAAATTCTATAATGGCAAAACTAGATTCAGAATCTGATAATGTAACATTAGAGCCACCACCTACACCTTTGACTAGACGTTGAGCAATTGCCTTATCAATTTGATCGATGGTTCCATTTAAAACATTTCCCCAATTGTTAGCTTCAGAACCAATATCAGGTTTAGCTAAATTTAAATTTGAAGTTACAGTAGTAGTCATGAAATTCCTTTACGTTTTAATAATGTAATTGACACAAAGATATGGATTTAACACGCTAGTGTTTGAACCAGTAAAAGTAGCTGTAGTAGTGTTACCACTAAAAGTTGATGAAGCTGTTAAACCAGTTGAACTATGTGAGTGAGCCTGACCTGATCCACCAGTAGGTACACTTGCACTATTGTAAGCTGCTCCACCACCAGAAGATGAACCTCTGTTTCCTAGTCCATCTCCGTCAGGTGGGGTTAATGAAGTTTCTTCCATTTTTACATAGTTTGTAGTTTTTAAAGTTATGTTAGGTAATTGAGCTTGGGTAATAGAATGACCTGCTGTACTACCACCAATACTTGTTGATACTGAACCTGTTGGTGTTATTGAGCTTACTGAACCAGCGGGAGTTATTGTAGCAGATCCATTAGTGTCTCCTAAATTATCACTACTACCTTTACCTCTTGGTACTCTTTCTTGAAAATTTGGTAGACTAAATGTTAAAGCACCTGTGCTACCATGGGTTGTTCCAATTACTGCAAATAAAGCAGAGTAGGTTGATCTAGAAATCTCAGTACCATCACATAATAAATATCCGCTTGGGGGAGAGGTGCCTCCAAACATTGATATTACTCCAGTTGGCATTGGATCTGTACCAAAAGAGGTACTAATAGAAGCATTGCCACTTACAAAATTAGCTGTTCCAACAACTGCCCCTGTCAGTGCGACTGTTGCGTCAGCAACATTAGCAGGTGTCCAAACGGCTGTAACTATATTACCTGCAGTGGTAGCGATGTAAATAATTTTATTAGAACTATCTACGCATACTTGGCCAATAAAATCTGCGGCAACATTATTATTAGGGTCACCTGTAAATCTTAAACCAATAGCTGCATCGATTGCATCTAAGTTACTGTTAAGTGTGTTACCCCATGAGTTGGATTGTTCACCTGGACCTGGTTTTTCAAGTGTCAGATTTGAAGTAAAAGTTGATGTCATAAATTATTTCCTAAGTAGTTGCTACAGTTAATAAAGTGCCTTGTCGTTCAAAGTCACTTTCACGCATAGCTTGGTCTATTTCTGCCACAACAATTTGCATCCAATATGCTTTTTCAGCATCGTCTTTTAAATACTCATTAGCAAATGCACACGTTGCAGCTAATAACATTCTTGGATATCTTTTTGTTAAAAAATTTTCTGCATTAGATGAAGTTAAGGCGGCAGGTTCATTAAAATAAATCATTTCATAACTGTAATCAGCATTAGCAACTAAATTAAAATTTATGTTTGAACCATCTGTATAATATTGAGTTGGTACACCTTGAGTTCGAGTATTACCTGATGAATAAGTAATTGATGCTTGTAAGACTTCTGGTAGTTTTCGTGTAAGTACAGAATTATTTGCTCCAATAAGTTTAACTTGTTTAGCAGCTAGATAATCATTTGGTAAGGTTACTGATGATGTACCAGAACTAATGGTACCACTAACAGTTGTCAATTGATCTCTAAGTCTAAGTCTGCGATAAAGAAATGCTTCTGCTTGACGAATTAAAATTGCAACAGGAACATTCTGATTGACAAAATTACGGATACTACCCTCAGTAGATTTATCCGCAGTTAATTGATGATAATTCATTTAAGTTCCTCTTTTAAATTGGGATAGACCCAGCTTACGCTGGATCCATTCCGTCTGAGCCAGTGTCTTTGACTTTACCCATTGGTGTGTAACCTTTGTCTAGTAGTGACTCAGATTTGCCATCCAATGCTTTTTTATATCCATGAGGATTAGAAGGAACAGAAGTTCCTTTACCTAATGCATCCCCACCGATGTCTTGTGTATTTGATCTGATTGCATTGCTGTAACCAGTTGTATCTTTCATTCCATATTTTGGCATGATGTATTCTCCTAATTAAAATTAATTATCGTTCGTTAGCAAAGTAGCCACGATCTAAAAATCCTGTGTGGTCGTAACCTTTTAGTCTTGCACCTTTAGGATCGTTTTCCATGTTCTCAGTGCTATCTTTAACGCAATAACCTTTGTCATGATCCAAGTCACTCTTGTTCATTACGCCAGTCATTTGGTTCTTATCGAATTTCTTTTTTTTCATTTCCATGATGATGTCCTTATAAAAATGGAAGGAGTGCCATAAGCACTCCCTCCAATTGGTATTATGTAGCGGAATCCCACTTCACAATTCTAGCTTGTGCAGCTGAGTCGTGAACTAGACCAAAGCCACCTAGGTAGTACCATGCGATACCTCTAGAACGACCGTAGTCAGTAGGAATTTTACCACGCATTTCTTCAGGTATTGCAATTGCTTCGGCTACAGTATCTGCACCAAAGAAATAACAAGCATTAGATTTGCCGTTAGTAAATTCTCCTGCTGGAGTTCCGAATCCACCTTTAGCAACATTTGTTTGCTCGATGAATCGTACGTTCTCATATCTTCCAATTTCGCCATTCATGATCATTTGGAAACCACCATCAGTGTACTGATGAATAGATTCTAAATCATTTTTAACGCCTCTGAAAGTTGATGGGTGAGCGATCGCATAGTAGTCATCATTGATGTATGCAGGAATATCTCTTTCCTTCATGATATCAACAATAGCTTTAACGTGATCTTTACCCATTGCAACGTCATTAGTTACTGAAGTAGTTCCGTCAGCATCTAGAGTTACAGCACTTGTTGATGTACCTCCAGTTGGAACTACAGCAAGTGGTGTAGCTTTAAACTGAGCATGTGCTGCTCCGTCAAATGCTTTCTTAGCATCGTTCTTTAGAACTTTGTTAATCACTTCTGTAACTGAGTGTTTTGATAAATCATCTAACTTACTAGAGTAGCCAACGCTGTTGCCGTACTCAGTAACTGTTAATTGATTTTGTTCTACAGTAAAACTAGTTTCAGGAATTGCTGTGCCTTCAGTTAAAGCTGTACCTGCAGTACCTACATCGCTGTAGATATTCCAGTTAAACTTGTCACCTTTAGATAGACCTTTATTAGTCGCATCTTTAGCATCACAAAACTGTCTAAACTTTACCATAGGTTGCACAGCCATTCTAAGTACATCAGACAATTCGTCTGAATACATAAAACCACCGGCAGAATTTGTACCCCATACTTGAGCCATATTCTTTATTCTCCTATTTTAGTTTATTTATTTGTTTAAGTTAAAGTTGACCTCGTCTTTTTTGCATCATACGCACAACATCCGATCGAGTAGGAGGTGGAGGAGTATCCTCGCCTATACTTGCGGTACTTGAGGTAGATGGTTTGACGACATCTGCGCTCTGCCTTTTAGCTTCAACTTTTTTTATTGACGCTTTAGGTTTCGCTTTTTTTTCACCATCAACATTGGACAGTTTAGATTTTGACCATTGATCAACAGCCTCACACGCACTTCTAAATAACTCCGAGTCTGATCTCGAATTGCCACTTTGGGCATCTTCGGCTCTCATCTCGTGTACATATTGTGCAGCTAGGTATGTAGTATTTCGGTCTGCAAAAACATCTGGGTACTCTTGCCCCAGATCTTTTAATAGGTTATCGAAAGCAACTTTGTTTTGAACTTGCTGTGTCGCTTGTTCGGCTGCTTGTCGTGCAATCGCCATCTCATCAATTTTTGGTTGTTGAGGTGTGCGAGTTTGCAAAATTTGTTTTAAAGCATTTTTAGCTGTATCACCTTCACCAAATTGAATATCATGAACCAACTTATTAAGTTGTTCATCATTCATTTCTGATTCAGGTTTCTCTTCTACTTTCTCTTCTGCTTTTTGCTCTCTCAATTGTGCTAACTGTTCGGCTTGAGCCTTCATAGTTGCAGCTTCTTGAAATTTCTGCGTAGCAGAGTCTGCCATTTGAGCCATACGTTTTAATTCATCAAGGCTAACATCTTTTTCTTGGCCATTGACTTTAAGTTTGTACGTCTCAGCTACAGGTGGTGTAGTAGGTTCTTCAGCTTCTTCTTCAACTGATTCCGCTTCAACTTCTTCTTGCTCGGAATCACTTGCTTCTTGAAGAGGTTCGTCTTCAGCAATAACTTCGCTATCGGGTTCTGCTTTAACTTCTTCTTCTTGTTCATATGCTTCTGGTACTTCAGTTTTTAACTGCTCTTTTCTTGCAGCTATAATAGACTCCAAGGTATTAGTTCTTGGATTAAGTAGTACTCGTTCTTGGTCAGCAATCTCTTTACGTTTTTCTTGATCGCTTCTAGTATCTTCTTCGTTAACCTCAAGATGAGGTGTTTCTTTTGGGGCGTTCTCAACAACAGCTTCAGTAGCTTCAGGTTGAGAGATGCCCTCTTGGGTGATCTCTTCAGACATTATGTCCTCCTATGTTATTTGTTTAAATCTTCTTCTTGAATAATTTGCTCGGCAAGTATTCCTCGGTCGATTTGTTTCTTCAGATATTCTGTAAGCATAAAGAAAATTCTTGCATCATTTTGCAATTTTCTAACTGTGTCGACTTTAGTTGCATCGGTTGCAATTAGTTTTCTTATAGCTTCACTAGAATCTTTTTTCGCCTGTGCTAAGACAGCCGATAAGCCTGTGTTGTCAGCTAATTCTTTTTCTATGTCCATTGCTTTACGAGCAATTTTGAACAGTGGGTCTTGAGCAAATTGATCAAACATTTGCTCTTCATTAAAATCTAAATCTGCGGGCATTTAGTTCCTTACTTTAAAGGTTTAGTGAGAATTGATAGAGCTTGACTTTTTAATTTAAAAAAATGTTCTGCATCAACTAACACGAGGGGTTTAGTATTATTTTTTTTTATAACCAACAAAGGCTCATACTGTTTACAGTTAGCCTTTGCTTGGTCATAGGCTTTCCATACATTAATCTTTTCTGTGTTTTTACATTCAATGCTGTATGGAAATTTGCGTCTAGCAAGTGGAGACATCATTACATCTTCACCGCCAGCTCCCATTGAACGACTTTCAAGATCACCTTCTTCTAAATAAAAAATTTGTGTTAAAATATCTCGGACCCATTGTTGTAGTCTTCGACCTTTAGCTTTAGCACTTTGTGTTTTCATGAGGGCAATCTTAATTAGTAACCTTTACTTTTTTTTGGTTTTCCCATTTTACCAGGGTTACCTGCTTTAACTGCACCCATGTTTTTAGGTTTTTTACCTTTTACTTTTTTGTAAATTTTTTTACCTATCATAGAAACTACCATAATTAATATCCTTTACTTTTGGTTTTTTTCTTTGTTTTCTTTTTCTTCTTAATTTTATCTTGCAAAAATTTAGGAAGAGTTTTTTGTGACTTTGTTAGTGACATAAGGTTTCTCCTGTTATTTATTTTTCTTTTTTTTCTTAGGGAAGCCAGCTTTCATATTGGCGTAGGCTTTTTTAGAAATGGTACTGTTCTTTTTACTTCTAGATGTATTATTACGTTTTCTTTTATTTATATTTTCATAGAGTGACATAATTTCTCCTTACCACTTTACTTTGTTAGCCCAATAAGCCGCACTCATTTTGCCTTTAGCAATATTTTTACCGTGCCTAGCCTTAAAGGAATCTGATCTTTTAGTTTTAGTTCTGTCGCCAGTAACACCTTGTTGACCAAAACGAATTGTCTTAACTTGGTCACCAGATTTTGCTACTACCACATGAGATTTAGTTTTGTGACTAGGTGTACGTTTAGGTTTATTGTACCCACTAACACCTGCACTTTTTAGTCGAGAGTCTTTTTCGCTCATGATTAACCGAAGATGATTGCGACTAAAGCAATTACCGCTATTGATAATGCAGCTCGTTTGTGCATTGGCATAGCCATAATTTTATCTTTTATCCAATTAATTTTTTCCATTATCCTTGTCTCCTATTTTGATTGTTAACTAATGTCATTTGCACTTGTTGATCTGCTTGTCTTAATTTAATTTTGCTATCAATCATTTTCTCTGCTTCACGCAAAGTTAACTGTGCTTTTAATCTTTGACTTTCACTTTGTTGTTTCATTTGCTCCAACATTAAGTCACCTTGATTTTCCATTTCTTGCTCTTGGATGTTTGCTTGAGCTGCTATCTGAGCAATCTCAACTTTGTTTTGCATTTCTGCTTGTTTGTCATTTAATGCTTGTTCCATTTGAGCAATTTGATCTTGCAATTGTTTCATTTGCGGATCATCTTCACCAAAATTAAAGAATCGCATTCCGTCTTTGTAACCAAGTTTGCCAAATATTTCGGTAATAATTTCTTTTACATTAAGTGCTTGAGCAACAGATGGACCAACTAGTTGTGAAACTGTTTGAGCGCCCATTGTAAATTTTTGTAATTGTTCCATCGGATTTGTTGAACCAATGCCGACATTAACATTAAGCGATAATTTTTGTTTTAAGATCTCGTCAGTCATTTCATCGGTACCGTAAGTTTTGTACATATCAATATCTTGAGCAGCTAACTGCATAACCACTTGATCAGTTTCATAACTTTGTTCTAGCTGAACTAGTTGACGTATTGTTGGTTCAACCCAAGTTTCAGAAAAAATTCTTAAATCATATTCACCAATTGCCGATGCAGCTCCACTTATAAGTTGCATTCCACCAACAGTTTCATTTAACGATTTGTTAGATTGCACTGAACTTGTAGAAAAGTTTCCAGCAATTTCATCAAAGTCTAAGTTTAATCTATCTTGCTCAATGTAACTTGATTGCGTAACATCAGGCGCTCTATTGATAACAACATCCGAAGACGGATCTTCCATTAATACAACACCGCCAGGTGTACTGCGAACCAGCGCGTTAAGATCAATATTCCTCCCTTGGCGGGCAAACATTCTTCCGTTTAGTGCTAGTTTTATATTGTCAAGTCTCTGATTC